ATCAGTTCCTCATCATTTTTAGATATTCATTTTTTACAAAAGTCTCATCACAAATAGTGGTGAGATTATATTTTTTCATGAAGTGTATGTAATTAAAATCATCTAGATTTTCGTTTTTCAACAACTCATGGATCATATTCCTATTAGCTTGAGCTTCGTATTTCTCACGCAAACGTTCGTAGTCTTTAGAGTTGTGCTCCAGATGGCCAAGTTCATGCAAGATGACCTTTAAACGTATTTCTGGGGCTAAATCCCTATTGATGTAAACCACACGGTTAACAGGGTCGAGAAAGCCGTTTCTGGGCCATTGACTAGAGTCGAACTCACAAAGAGACACGTCGAACTGCTCAAGCAATTCACTTTCAGTCATAAACCTCACTTTTCCTTGCTGCTCATATAGCCCGCAATGATGCCACGGATAGCCCGTTTATCATCATCGGTCAACGGTTTACCGTCGAACATCATGGCGTTAGCTATGATTTCGTCGATATCGTGGGCGTTGGGTTGTTGTGGTTCGTCCGTAACACCCCATTCAGCGAGCGTGTCCGGTGAAATTCCCAACAAATGACAGATTTTAAAGACGTTTTCAGCTTTTGCGTTCATGATACCACGTTCTAAAATAGAGCGAACAGTAGTATAAGAGATGCCGCTTTCTGTTGCAAAAGCTCTTACATTCCCGTATTTAGCTATAATCAGTTCCTTAATTCTTTCCTCAGCCTGCATTTTTTGTAACCCTCATTTCTCTTTCTTTCTATATATTAACACAGAAAATCGTATAGGTAAATAAAAAAAGTAAAAAAAATCGTACTTTCTTGTTGACAGTGTACGAAAATTAGTATATACTTAAATCAAGCTTAAGGAAGGAGGAAATAAATGAAAAACATCGAAGAAGTTCGTAAGAACAAAGGCGTTACATTAGTGGATATCGCAGATTTGCTCGGAGTAGGCTATCGCACAGTCCGTGACAAAATCGATGGTGTTTCAGATTTCAAATTTGGCGAAACAGTGGCTATCAAAAAGGCGTTCTTCCCAGAATATGAATTAGAATACCTATTTAGCGAACGTGTCGAAGACTAAATTTTTTTAACTTAAATATACGAAAATTCGTATATAACTTAAAAATTAAAAGGAGTAGAAAGGAGCAACATGAGAAAACTAAAAAAAGCCTTCGCTATGCTGGATAACGAAGATCTTGCACTATCGATAATCGGCGCTGTAATCGGCGCTGTAATCACAGGATTGTTCATTTGGTTATCAAAATGAATTAGTAACATAGTAAACAATCAAAGACGATACAACAGACACTATTAGAGGTAGCCACAGGCTTTTTAAGCAGAGCAGAGCGAACCTTGTCCTTGATTGCCTTGGATATATTAGAGCGTTATCGAGCAGAACGATGTCTTTATTGTTTTGCCTGATGATAAATTCATCAGCTTTAATAAGCTCTAACAAGACATAAAAATGTTTGTCAATATAGTCTGAATGTTGGGAGTATCTGACAATACGACCATTGACATCATCTATTTCTGCAAATTTAATCAATCGTTTTAAAAATTCTCGTGCACTAAAAGATAGCATAAGCAACCTCGTTTTTTTGATTACATTATATCAAATACAGAAAGGATAATACATGAACGAATTAACTTTATCTGATTTTGACTATTCACTAGTCGGGACTGAAACAGCACAAAAGTTGAAAGCATTAAGTAATCAGCTTGATGGTATTTATCAAAATTATTCAGTCGTGGTCGGAGAAGTGCTTTATAAGGCACAGCAAGAGCTGGCTAGTTACGACAACGGAACATTTCAAAAGTGGGTTGCAAGCAAGGGAATCTCTAAAAGTAATGCTTATAACTATATAAACACTTATAGACTTGTCCAACAGTTGGACAACCCCAAAGAAAGAGAAATTTTTTTAAAACAACCACAACGGATTAAAAATGAAATGTCCAAGCCGTCAGCTAACCCAGAGGTCAATCAAGCAGTTTTCGATGGTGATGTCACAACTCACAAAGAATACAAAGAACTTGAGCGTCGCCTAAAACTCAAAGACCAAGCACTCGAAGCGGTCAAGGGTGAGTTGGAACGTGCTAAAGCAGTCAAACCGATTGAAAAGGTAATCGAAAAGGAAATCATCCCAGACGATTACCAAGCGACACAAGATCTTAACAAGCAATTGCTAGGAAAGAACAAAGACCTATCGGACGAGCTTGATTCGGTCAAAAGAAGTTTGCGACTTAAAGAAGCGTCTTACGAAATGCTTGAGCAAGAAACCTCGGAAGCACTAGCCTTGAAAGAGTCTATCGAACACTTACGAGCGGACAAAGAAAAGCTGGAAAACAGTGTTACTAATATCTTTACACTCAGTAACCTAGTGTCAGAATTTGAAGATTTCTTTGATAGCAAGATGGCACCGCTCAGATTTAAAACCCTTATCCAAGGAATTGGCAAGGACGCCCAGATTGAAAAGCTCAGAGACATCTTGACGCTAACTGAAAACTGGTTAGACGAAATGAATAAGATTGTCCCAGAAAGCGGAAGAACAATCATAGAAGGAGAAATTATCAATGAGTAAAAAGAAAGATAAGAAAAAAGAAAATCTGCTCGCCGAAACGGTTGAAATGCAGAAAAAAACAAGCCATGAACCTTGTGGCACAAAGCACCGTTAACCAACAGCTTTTGGAAGAAGTTATCGGAATCAAGGAAGAAATGGACAGAAATGTTAAGAAGACAAATCAAAAGCTCACTGACATTGAGTTGCTTGTCGAAGAAGTTAACAAGAAAGTCCATATCGACGATGGTGAAGCAAGCAAGATTAAAAGCGTGGTCTTTAGTAAAGCTGGTGTTTTCGCAGATATGTACTTCAATGAGCAGAAAACACATCCTAGCGATAATCTGTTCGCTTTGAAGAAAGGTCAGTTTATCCGCTTGATGTACTCACGTTTGAAGAAAGCTTTCAACGTGACCAAGTACACCAACATCAAGCATGTTGACGCTAAAAATGCCGTCAAATTCTTGGAAAATCTATCTTACGACGATTTCACAAAATTTGAAATTCGTGAGACACCAAAACAAAAAGAGCTTATCGCTCTTGAAAACGGATTGAAAGAAATCGGGTGACGCTTATGGAAATTACCTACAAACCAGTCGGGATCAATGAAACGGCTGAGTGGGGAGATTACGACCACCTCATGCAGAGATGGGAAGGTCTAGGGAAGTCGATGGCAAAGAACCTCATTCGAGAAATGAGGGATAACAAAGACTTTCGAGACTACGTATTTAACCCAACACATAAACTGGTTTTCATCAACTATGAAGGTTTTAAGTCCTTCATCGAATGGAAAACCAGAAACAGATTCAAATAGCACTAATATCCCAACCGTAGCAATGAGCTAACGAAGCAAAAAAAATAATTATCTTTTTTTAAACAATATCAACAAAAAAGCCTACCAAGTGGCTAGCGGTAAGTACGTAAACATATCATTAACGATGACTCCTAAATTTAAATGCTTCGTTAGCTTGCTGGTGCGGTTGGGACAGAAAGGAAATAAACAAATGAAAGCATCAAAACTATTTAACTGGATTTGGTCAAAAAAACAGCCACAACAAGAATGTTTCTTTGAACCAGTATGGACACCATACGAGGAAAACGAACGCAAGTATGAAGCACGCCAAAAACGTGAGCGTGAATTACTAGCAAAATACGGAAACCGATAACATTACCATCTTCAATCCGTAGCCACGGCTCACCGTGGAGTGTAACTTATACCTTTCCCCAAAAAAAATCTTTACTAAATTACTTTTTTCCTAATTTTCCCATTCATAAGTCTAATAAAACATTGAAATACGACACGGTGGGCTATGGGTGCGGATTGAAGCACTAAAAAAAACACAGGTAAGGGCCTGTGCTAGAAAAAAACATCTATACAAGGAGTATACCATGAAATCTTTTGACACTCAAACAGTCGCTAAACCATCTTTCACTAAATCAAAAGCCTACGGGCTTTGTGGCACGCTTGCACTTGCTACAGCATTGCTTATCGGTGCTGGATCAGTATCAGCGGACGAAACTGCTCAACCAGTAGTAGATAATCAACCTACTGTATCTAATGTCTATACTGCTGACAACGCTGGCAACGTGACCGTGACACCATCTGAAACAGTGCAACCAGTGGAAACAGCGCCAGTTACCGAAACACCAGTAGCAAGCACACCAACTACTGAAACAGCACCAGTCACTGAACCAGTAGCAGAAACACCTAAACAGCCTACTGAGTTTGTAAAAGAAGGTGACAATATTCAAGTAACAAATCCAGATGTTGCTATCGACCAATCTAATGGAGACGGAAAATATTCAGGCTTCACAGTCGAGTACAAGGATGTGAAATTCCCTGACGATATGGCTATCAACGAAGGCGATAAAGTCACATTCAACTTGCCAAAGGAAATCACTTTCCAAACAAATTATGACTTTGATGTGAAAAACCCAGAGAATAACGTGGTTGGTAAAGCGTCTACGAACGTAGCAACCCAAACAGTTACTACAATCTTCAATGACTACTTCAAAAACCACCCATTGAACAAGCAAATGAGCTTGAAGTTAGATGCTAAGTGGACGGATGCCGTTGAATCAGGTAAGCCTGTGACCGTTAATTTCAACGGTACAGTCGTTACTGCAAACATCGGCAAAGAACAAGAAATCGGCAAGGATGAATTGGTCGCTAAGTGGGGTAGCCAAGACAAGGATGACCCTACTGTGATTGACTGGACTATTCGTGTCAACTATGCACGCCGTGTCCTAAACTATGTGACACTTATCGATACTATGAGCGACAATCAAAAGCTTGTAGACGACTATTTTGTAATGAATTATGTCGATAGCGTTGAACCTTGGACGGATAAAGGGTCAGCAATGGAACTTATCAAGTCAATGGCTAAATCAGACCACGGGTTTGAAATTAAAATGGATCGCCTTGATCGTATGGTTTATATCTGGTACAAAACTAAACTTGTCAATGCGGTTAAAGATTCAACCAACCCAACCAACAAGGTTGAGTTGAAAGCCGAAAATGATGGTGCTACATCTTCTAGCCGTGCCGTCTTGGTCGGTGGTAAAGGTGATGCCAGTGGTGAGAATAAACCCGAACCAACATTCGAGATCCCTCGTGAAGCTCCAAAAGTTGAAATTCCAGAGTTTGAGGGTGGTATCCCCGGCATTCCAGAAGTTAGAGAATTGCCGGAGTATACCGAGCCTATCGGTACGGTTCCAAACGATGCGCCTAAGGTGGAAATCCCAGAATGGAACGGCGGCACAGTGCCAAATGAAGCACCAGTACATGACAAGCCAGAGTTCCAAGGTGGTATTCCGGGCATCCCAGAAGTTCGTGAGAAACCAGAATTTAACGGTGGCATCCCGGGTATTCCAGAAGAACGTGAGCTTCCACCATTCGAGGGTGGAGTGGTTCCAAATGATGCACCTATCTTGGACTTGCCAGAGCTTGAAATTCCAGAGGAACCAACTAAACCTACACCAGAAAAACCTAGCACACCGAAAGAAGCGCCTAGCAAGCCCGTAGACGCTCCGAAAGCGAAAGAGGTAGAAATTACCGAGGTTGTTTATAAAAACGATTCTGAGCCAAAAGAGGCGGTAAATACAGCCGTTTACGGTGGTGTTCTGCCTAACACTGGAGAAAAAGAAGGCGTCGCTAGCACTTTAGGATTGGTAGTGATTGCAGCAGGTATCACTGCTTTAACTCTTGGATTTAAGAAGTACAACGAAGGTGAGGAAGAATAATCATGAAAGAAAATAACAAACAAGTCGTATTTTACAGCGCCGAAAAGGATAGCTTTCTTACGAGCTATAAAGACAAAGGAAACATAGCCTTTACAGCGGCTTTTGATTCCCGACTTTGGAAAGCGCTACAGCTACCAATCGAACCATACGAAAAACAAAAAGCTGGCATTGACAAGCTTGCTGAAGTGTTTGGCTGCGAAGTGCTTATCGTAGAAGCCGAATACAACGTATCTAAGCTTGACGGCTCGGACTTTGAACGCACGGAGCGTGAAGAATCCATGAAAGATGGCATCAAAGCATTCCTAGAATCCTTGGCGAACCAATAGAACATGCAGCGGTGGGAGGGTAGGCATTAAACATGGCAACTTTATATAAATTAACAGGTCAATTTCTAGAAATTTATAACATGGAAATTGACGATGAAACAAAACTCGATACACTCGAAGCGATTGACTGGACTAGTGATTATGAAAATAAGGTAGAAGGCTATGTCAAGGTTATTAAATCACTCGAAGCCGATATCGAAGCACGCAAAAACGAGAAAAAACGTTTAGACGGATTAAATAAGTCTGATCAAACGAAAATTGATAACTTGAAAGCAGCTCTCGCAGTTAGTATGACTGAAACTGGTCAAACCAGAGTTGACACCACACTCTTTAAAGTCGGTTTCCGTAAGTCTAAAGCGGTAGTAGTGGATGAAACGAAATTACCTAAAAAATACATGAAAGCGAAGTGGAGTCCCGACAAAGAGACAATTAAAGAATTAATCAAAAGCGGTACAACCATTCGAGGTGCTCACATTGAAGAAAGGAGTAATTTAAGTATTCGATGAAAATTACTAAAGCGACAGAATTAAAAAATAACGATGCTTGTTATCTGATCTATGGAAATCCGGGGTTCGGTAAGACTTCAGCGGTCAAATATATCCCCGGCAAAACACTGGTCATCAATATTGATAAATCAGCCAAAGTGTTAAGCGGTTGTGAAAACATTGATATCGCAGACGTAGACACTCACAAAATTTGGGATGAATGGCTAACAATCGTCAAGGAACTTCTAAAAGGAGCTAGTCAACCATACGACACAATCGTAGTTGATAACGTTTCAGAGCTATTCCGAGCGTGCTTATCTAATTTAGGGCGTGAAGGGAACAACGACCGTGTACCTTCGCAAGCTGATTACCAGCGGGTTGATTTTACTATCCTTGATAGCTTACGAGCTTTGTTGCAACTCAACAAACGAATCGTGTTTATCGCATGGGAAACTTCTGATCAGTGGACGGACGAAAACGGCATTATCTACAATCGTGCCATGCCAGATATTCGCTCGAAAATTTTAAATAACTTCCTTGGTTTAACGGATGTAGTTGCTAGACTTGTCAAAAAGACCACTGAAGACGGTGAGGAAGTAAGAGGGTTCATCTTGCAACCGTCAGCGAGTGTCTACGCCAAGAATCGTCTCGATGAGCGAAAGGGGTGTAAGGTAGATGAGCTTTTCGCTACGGGATTACCAGAAGGAACTGATAACTGACATTATCGAATCTATGAAGCGAGGTAATCGCAAAATCATGGTTCAATCGCCCCCTCGCAGTGGCAAGACAGTAGTGATGGCTTACATTGCTAAAAATGCCACGGATAAAAACAAAAAAGTCTTGTTCTTTAGTCACCGCAAGGAGATTAACGAGCAAGTCATAGCAACCTTTGAACGTGGTGGCGTTGATCTTGACAATGTCACCATCGGGACAGTAGGAAGTCTTGTTAAAAAACTAGATAAACTTCCTAAATTCGATGTGATATTAGTTGACGAAGCTCATCATATCAAAGCCAAACAATATCAGACCATCTTAACTTATTTCAAAGATGCAACGCAATTATTCTTCACTGGCACACCCATTCGATTAGATGGAGCTGGTTTCCATGATTTAGCTGAAGATTTAGTCGAAGGCAAATCAGTTAAATGGCTACAAGAGAATGGGAACATTTCAGAATTTAGTTACTACTCAATCAACCTATTAGACTTAGATAAGCTCAAAACCCGTTCGGGTGAATACACAAATCAATCCATAGATAGTGCATTCGAATCATCGGCAGCAACATACGGTGACTATATCGACCACTACAAGCGTTTAGCAGAAGGTAAACAAGCCATCGTATATGTTCACAATGTGGAATATGCTGAGCGAGTAGCCAAACGCTTTAACGAGAATGGTTATAGTGCCGCTATCGTTTCGGGTAAAACGCCTAAAAAAGAGCGTGCTGAAGCTATGGAACGCTTTAGAAATGGCGAGCTAATGATTATGGTAAACGTCAACCTATTCACTGAAGGAATTGACCTTCCGGGCGTTGATGTCTGTATCATGCTACGCCCAACTAAATCACTATCGCTCTATTTGCAATTTGCCATGAGGGCGTTAAATCCCAGAGAAGGCAAAAGAGCTATCTTAATTGACCACGTTGGGAATTACAATACCCACGGATTGCCAAACGATGACCGTGAGTGGACATTGGACGGTGTTAAAACTAACAAAAATAACAGTGAGAAATCAACTGTTACTTGCGAGGATTGTTTCGCAACATTTTGGCGAGATCAATTAATCGACGGGAACTGTCCTTATTGCGGAGCAGTGGTTGTTAAGAAAAAAGAAATCAGAGATGTCGAGCAAGAAAGCGTTGATATCGAATTACAAGAAATCAACCAAGGAATAGAATTTGTTTCTATCCAAGGTGAGATGGTAGAGGTCAAAAAAGAAGAAGCGGAAATTTATCGCAGAGTTAAGACCTACAAGAAAAATTACACACGTTGTAAGAACCTAGCGGAACTTAAAGCGTTCCGACTACTTAACGGCTATCAACCCGGGTGGTTGTGGCATAAACAAAATGAATTAAAGATTTGGAGATAAAAAAACTATGGGAATTCTTTCAGTAAATTATGAAGCAACAGAACAATTCGCAGCAATCGAAAACGGAACTTATGAAGTCTATGTATCACAAGCTGAACAATCAGCAACGCAAAGCGGAACTGATTTCTTGGATATTCGTCTTAAAATCCGTGATGATTATCAACAAAAATTCCGTAACAATCTGATTTTTGACAAGGTCTATGTCAATAAAAGTACGTTGCAATATCCAGAGTGGGTACTTCAAATGTATTGTAAGGCTGCTAAAGTTCCGGAAAAAACTGACATCCAAACAATCGAACAATTCCTAGATCTTATCAAAGGTAAATCTATGAAAGTGACAGTGGAAAACGAAACTTCAGAATGGAATGGCAAGGTTTACGAAAACTTGCGTGTTAAAAAACGTGAACAAACAGAATTGCCACCTTATTCTGCGAAAGCAGAAAAAACACCAGAAGTATCAGACCTAGATTTGCCGTTCTAAAGCTATGGTAGGGATGGTAGATTACGCCCTTCATTATCAAAAGCTAGGTTTTTCGGTCATCCCAATAGACAAAACAAGTAAACGTGCGGTCACTAAATTTAAAGATAAAACATTTAGTGAAGAAGAAGTGAAACGTTTGTGGCACGAACACCCAGACGCTAACATTGCCCTACGGACGACTGACTTCTTTGTCATTGATATCGATGTTTCGGAAAGCGAGGATGGCTACCAGTCTTTAGAAGATTGGGAGCTATCCAAGTACATTCCGAAAACATTAACGGCTAATACGCCTTCTGGTGGGAAACATATTTTCTTAAAGAAACCAAAAGGCGTAAATATTAGCCAAGATATTCGTGTAAAGCCCGGTATTGATATTAAGGCGAACAACAATAATTACATTTTGGTAGCACCAAGCAATAACCCGAAAGGGAAGTATTCTTGGAACAAAGACACCGACACGATAGCTGAAGCTCCTAAAGAAATAGTGGATATTCTGAAATCGGAGCAGGAATACAAGCCTTTGAGTTTTTCAACCAACTATAAAAAAGGTGAGTTTTCGAACAAAACCGCTAAATTATTCGAGCAGATTGTTTTTGGTCTCGGTGATAAAGGTGGAAGAAATAACGCCCTAGCTAGTTTTGTTGGTGGGCTGCTAATTCGTGGGGTAGATGTAGATGCGGTTTATTTGTTGGCAAAAATTGCCAATCATTACACTCCGGAAAGTTTGTCAGACAGCGAATTCGACAGGACGTTTGAAAGTATGCTTAGAAAGGACACAGACAGTAAAACATGAAAATACCGCCACATATTCAACAGATCAATGAAGAATACAAGGAAAGAGTTGTTGACCGTCCAGTGTTCTTAAAAAAGCCTAACGATTGGCGAGAAATCCGTTTAGCATGTAAAAACTACCGTGAGATATGGTTAGAGAAAGCATCGTGGAAGAAACCAAACCAATATGGTGTGGAGGAAAAGAAAGAAAATCCACCTACCCGACTGACTGAATTAGCAGTAGCGGAAGGGATGGAAGAAATTCTTTATATCATCAACCTTCCTAATGATCGTGTGGCTATTTATGACCCAGATAAAGGGTACTACCACAAAGACCCTAGTTTCGCTTACCGTGTCATTCGATTGCTAGAGCCTAACTTTAACGAAACCAAGGCTAAAAACGCTCTATTCATGCTTGCATCAACTACCAGAGTTAACCAACGAGAAGATTTTTCTTGTAACTTTGCTGTCGGTGAGTTTGAAGAACCTAACCGTTTTATCCTTGTAAAAAATGGTATCTACGATAAAAAAGAACGTATCTTAAAACCATTCACGCATGAGTTCGTAGCTTTTTCAACAATCGCTACCTCTTATGATAGTTTCGCAGAATCGCCAGTGATTGACGGTTGGGATGTGGATAGTTGGTTACTAGATCTCATGAGTGGGGATAAAGATCTTGTGAAACTTATCTGGCAAGTTATTTCTGCGAGTCTCAACGGTAATTACTCTTACCGAAAATCAATCTGGTTTGTCGGTGAGGGTAATGACGGTAAGGGAACAGTGCAGCAGCTCATCACCAACCTTGTCGGAATTAAGAACATTGCTAGTCTTAAACTCAATCAATTTTCAGAACGTTTCTCACTTTCGATGATTGAAGGAAAAACTGTTGTTATCGGGGATGATGTCCAAGCAGGTATCTATGTGGATGAATCTTCCAACTTTAACTCAGTCGTGACCGGTGAGCCAGTGTTGGTAGAGGAAAAGAACAAACAACCTTATACCACGGTCTTTAAGAAGACGGTTATTCAGTCAACAAATGAGTTACCACGGTTTAAGAATAAGACAAACGGAACATACCGACGTTTTGTAATCATACCGTTTAAAAAATCGTTCAGTACCAAGGATGATAATTGGGCAATCAAAGATGATTACATTTATCGCAAGGATGTCCTCGAATATGTTTTAAAAAAAGCGTTAGAGCTATCCTTTACTCGATTTGATGAACCACAAGCATCTATTGAAGCCTTGGAAGATTTCAAGGAAAGCAATGATACTGTTAAATCATTCGTAGTCGAATGGTTCGATAAATTCGAATCCACTCGCCTTCCCTCAAGGTTTTTGTGGTGGTTGTATCAAGAATGGTGCAAGGAAGAAGGCGTTACGAAATTGGCAAAACGTAAGTTTGAAAATCAATTAGCTAAAGTTGTGCCGTCTGAATGGGTTAAGAAACGTTCGAAACCAGGGAAAGGTTTTATCCCTTCGGTCGATGTTCCGAAACATTATTACACATTCTCTTGGTCGGATGAAGAACGGGACACGGCTACAGTATGCTATGAAAAAGTTACCGTTACCGTTTAGGTTACCGTAAAAATCGACATACGGTAACCCTCACAAACCCTTTAACCATACCGTTTTACACTACTTAGTTACCTTGTTACCTTATTTATATATTGAAATAATAAATAAATAAATAAATAAAGTATATATAAGTAGAGCTTATAACGGTAACGGTAACGAATCGGCAAAAAAACAGTCAAAACCGTTGATATCATTGGATTTTAGACGGTTACTGTTCTAAAAAAAAGAAAGGTAACTATTTAGTGAGTTCTGAACATAGTATTCAAAACCAAATTCGAGTGGAATTATCAAAAGCTGGGTACATGGTATTTCGGATTAACGTTGGTAAGGTCAGAATGGCTGATGGGCGTTGGTTCGATACTGGAGCACCGAAAGGGTTTTGTGACCTATTCGGATTTAGACCAGACGGACAGATATTTTTCATCGAGGTAAAAAACGAAAAAGGTCGTGTGAGAGACGACCAAAAGAAATTTATGGATGCCATGCGAAAACGAGGGGCCCTCGTAGGTGTGGCAAGAAGTGTTAAGGAGGCTATGGAAATAGTCAATGGTAAAACGGTGGAATGATCGCATGGCTGGTGTTAAATATGCACCAAAGCCATACGATAAATCGGTAACGGTGTTAGAACGTGTAGAGTATTTTAGACACTGGTTTTATACCACACACCAAAAGACAGGTGCAGTGGCAATTAAACTAGGTATTGGGAATAAGAAGCTCAATCGCATTCTACTATTAGAACAGTTGCCGGACGAAAAATTACTGAAAGGAATGATGGAGTTATGCGAGCAAAAGAGTTTGCACTCTACAAAGGTGAAGAATTGCTAGCGATGGGAACTAAGCGTGAAATCGCTGAACAATTGGGTGTGTCAGCTAGCACGATCGGTTACTATGGTACACCGGTATACGCTCGTAGAACCAGTGGAAACGGAAGGAGACTGGTAGAGATATGAAACGGAAAGTAAAGATATTTAGCGACAGTGACACAGATAAAGGTTTGGATGAAACAATAAACAAATGGATTGAAGAAAACAGATTTGAATTAATAGATGTCAGAGTTGATTGTAATATTGAGATGAATTACGGAATTGTGCGATACACAGCCACAGTAATCTATACAGATAGAAGCGGGGAATGATATGAAATATAAAGTAATCGTCTATTACGACGGCATGGAAGACAGTGAGCATGTCTTCACAAATAAAAATGATGCGATTAATGAATTACACCGCTTACGAGGTGTGAAATATCGCAATGCAAGAAAATATAAGGTGGAAATGGTGGAGGTACAGTAATGGCTAAATTTATTAGAGTTACAAACGTCAATCAAGGGTGTGATATAGACACGATTTTAAACGTCGATGATATCGGTCACATCTCTATTGGTCCTAATATTATTTTTTGTAAAACACCGTTCGCAGACGGGACAAATCGAATTTATGTAAGGTCCAAAGAGATTGAGAAGTTAGAAAAGATGTTGCTGGGAGAAGGAAAATGATGATTAGAACGAAGTGGTTAGATGTTAAATATGGATTCACCGATTACAAAGACATCGACGAATTGATTAATGAGTTTATCGAAGAGAATCCACAAATTAAAATCATTGATATCAAATATCAGTCGAATATTTCAAGCGTGGCCGACAGCGGTGTTAGTGCTACATATTGCCATACATCAGCATTAATCGTTTACAAGGAGTTGAATTAAATGACTAGACAAGAAGCAATCGAGAAATTATCAACAATCGGACATATTTCTGTATCGTATGCAGAAGACCTATATGATTCGTTCTTTAAAAAACCAGTGGTGCCACAGTACGTGGCGGATTGGTATGAGGGGCATAAGGATGAGTTTGAGATAAATCTGTATCGAGAGGTCTGCCGATCTGAAGAAAATTACGAGCGTGGCGGTTTGACTGACTTTCAAAAATGGCTGATTAGTGGCAAAGTAAGCCCGTTTAGTGTCCTCGTCTACATGCACCAGTTTGGCTATGAGGTCGAGAAAGAGCCTAGATATACGATTAAAATTAAAGGGATTGACGGATACTGTAAATACCTCAATCGGGATACAAAAACTCAAAAATGGCTTTTTGCATCGAAAACAGAACTTGAAAGATTTCGAGCACACCACACCCGCAAAGAGCTAGAAGACGCTGGTTTTGGATGGATATTTTCTTGTGAAGGAATAGAGGTGGAAGAAGTTGAATGAAGAATGGAAGACAATTTTAGAAGCTTCAGATTATGAAGTATCTAATACTGGAAAAATTAGAAATAAAAAAACAAAAATAGCATAAAGACAAGAATTGTGAAACGTCTTGGATACGTGTTAGTAAATCTTCAAGTTGGATCAAAAGGAGAGAGAAGGGGAAGAAGTTTTAGAGTTCATAGATTGGTTGCTAAAGCGTTTATCCCTAACCCTAACAATCTACCTCAGGTTGACCATGTAAATGGTATCAAGACAGATAATAGAGTAGAGAATTTGGAGTGGGTAACTGGTAAAGAAAATACAGCAAGAGCCTTTAAAAAAGGTTTAGCTAAAATATCTAGTGACGAACATATGAAAGCTATGACAGACAAAACAAAGAAGGCGTGCGTAATTGTAGATATTTTAGAAGATAAAAAATATTTTTTCAACACACGAAGAGAAGCTAGTATTTTCTTTGGCAAAAGCTATTCTTGGGCGACAACGTTGATAAAAACTGGCATAGGGAATAAAGGAAGATATTATGGATATGATGTTTAACGGCTGGGTATTCGACTGCGAGGGTATTGAAGTGAAAGAGGTGGAGTAAATGAACAGACTTAAACAGTTAAGAAAATCAAAGGGAATGCCAAGAGTGGAGTTAGCCGAAAAAATTAAGGTTACAAAATTGACCATTCTTAATTGGGAACATGGCACCCATGAAATCAAAGGAAGTGACGCTAAGAAGTTAGCTGACTACTTCGATGTATCAATCCCTTACTTACTTGGTTACGATACTGATAACACACTCTCAGATTTAATTACTAAAATCAACCACTGGGCAGACGAACGCAACTTAAAGCAAGCTGACCCTAAAATTCAGTGGATGCGAGTGACTGAGGAAGTCGGAGAGATTCGAGACGTACTCTTGAAACCGACGAAATTTACTGAACCACAAGCAGCATTGAAGGATGCTATCGGTGATACGCTGGTAACAATTATCGTACTAGCACACCAACTAGACCTTGATGTAACTGAGTGTCTCGGTATTGCGTACGAGGAAATCAAGAATAGAAAAGGAAAGATGATTAATGGAACTTTCGTCAAAGAAGAAGAGCTCTAAAAAGTGGTACACGGATAGCTTGACTATTTCAAGCGCTATCTTAGTCGTCAGTCTGGTTGTTAACATGCTGTCTGTCTACTATGTTCTGACAGTGCCACGTAGAGTAGAAACGGTAACTATCCATCGTGTAGATAATGCTGGTTCTGAAATGCACGGTAAGGTGACTGGGAAAGAGAAGATTAACGATTTATACACTATCGATTGCGGTGCTTACGGCAAGTTCCTTGTCAGCAAGGGACAATACGACCAAGTAAACATTGGGGATGATATCCCTAGCTATTTGAAGGAGAGAGGGAGTTGAGATGACAGAAACCATTAAACTACCAAACTACTGCGAGCCCGATTGGGAGAATGCAAGGTATGGCTCGTTAGAAGAACTTAAAGAGATGTTGCTCCACAAGCGCATCGTGAAATGGGATAAAGACTTTCTGTTGCTTGAAGATGGCACAAGGGTCACTATTGAAATGTCAGAAAGTGATTGTTGTGCCTATGCGGGCGGGGAGTTTAAAGATGTCAAGCTAGACGCTATTATCACCGATATTAAAATTGGTGAACAAGTAACAGAGAAAAGTGATTCGGGAACAGCGGAAAGTAAGAACACAGTCACTATTTATCATAATCAAAATCCTATAGCATTGGCAGAGTGTGAGGCAGATGATGGTAATGGTGGATATTACTATAGCGTAGGCTCATTAGTAGTTGGAAAAATTCATTTTCCAGTAGTAGAGGCTTAGGAATGGTGATGGCAATGATACCAAGATATAGAGCGTATGATGGCGGCTCGCTATGCCGCATGTACAGTCCAGAAGAAGTAATGGTTGGCAATGGCGACATTTGGATTATTGATGAGGATGGCGTTGCTGGTGAATGGATTGTGAATAACGACCTTGTTCTCATGCAATCAACTGGGCTCACTGATAAGAATGGAAAAGAAATCTTCGAGGGGGATGTAGTCAAAATGGCTAAGAATGTCTATTCTGAGCCAACTTATTACGAAGTTGTAAGACATCGAGGCGGAGCATATCGCCTTGAATCTAAGCAATACGGATGTGAATTGTGGCTACGACATACCGACTGCGAAATTGCAGGGAATATATGGGAGAATCCAGAGTTGCTGGAGGTGAAACAATGAACAAAAGACAATTAAAGAAACATGTAATGAAAAACGTCTCAAAGCTTTATGATATGGCTTTCGAGCGAGAGCGTTTTAGAAGAGATGTAGCTATTATTTGCGGTAGAGGTCCAGGAAATACAAGAGCACTTACGACAATGGTGGTTAAGAGAACTGTGTGCGAATTTGTCCCATTCGAAGCCGTTGGAATAACATTAGAGGGATATATCGCAGACCGCAAAGTGATACAGGAGCGGAGCTCATGAGCAAAACATACCAATATGCAGGACTGACCAAAGAATTACATTCAAGGTTAGTCAGTGAGCGTGTAGCACTTAAAGAGGCACATCTGAGAGATTATAAGCAGTTCTTTCAAAAAGTAAGACAATGCAGTGAGAGACAAGCGATCATCATTTTGCAAGCATTTAACAATGCAGTCGTGGAGCGTGCGAGGATATCGCCAGCGACTGTCGAGAGGTTGGAAGGTATCATTTCTGATGAATTATTCGACGACCTTCAAGATTATCTGTCTAAGAACTACACAAGAGGGACAGTTACTCGACCAATCGTAGATACCACTAATGCGGGACTGCCAGAGGAACTATTTAAGCAGTTTCGTGAGGAAGTGGAAGAACTACGCAACCTTCACAAGAACAGCATGGCTAAATATATCATGCAAGTTAAAGGCTGCGATAAGAAAGAAGCTAATAGAGTTAAAGACTCAATCAATCGATGCTATATCGAGTGTATTGTTCTAACACCACTCAAAGTAATTCAAATGGAAGGGCTACTGTCACGAGACCTATTCAGCAAGATTGCTAAGTATGTCTTAAATAATTACGAATGGCCTGAAAAACTAGACGATGAAGTTGATCGCATTGTTCTCGAATATCGTACTAAAGGCGAATTAGGTCGCAAGAAGCCCAGTGTTAAACGTGCCTTATACACGGCATTGGCAATGGGTTTGTAGCCAGAATGGTATGGACGCTTCGAATCCGTCACTGGCTGTTAGTCTGTCAAAAATACGCTAATTTTAGTGGCTAAGACACTTTTCAACACTTTTTCGACACCCGTCGAGCTGACAGGCCTCGACACAGAATCCAGTAAATAAATAATTAGAATCGAGGAATCCTCTCTGTTTCTTTCAACTATAGTCTTGCATTACTGGTGGCAGGGCTAAATATAACGCATGGGAGGTGGTATATTCTCCGCTCTTTATTCTTGTTATCTATGCGGATATTAATTAATACAAAAAGACCCAGACTAATGCCCAGGTCTATCCAAACGCTAATATTATTATACCATAAAGGAAACGTATTTATGAGAACAGTGGAACGGCTGCAAAAGATTAAGGCATTAGACAGGTACATTGACAGTCAGATAGAACAGATTAAACGCTTAGAATCACAAGCCCTTAAAGTAACGGCTGGTGCCATGCAAACGGACATGGTACAAGGTGGTAAACGCAAAGGCAAGGATGATATCTATGTGGAACTTATGACGGCTAGGGAGGAAGTGGAACGTTTCACTGCTGAAGCTATTAAACAAAAGCTAGACTTCCGCCGGCAAATAGCAGAGGTGGGGGATATAGATGCACGCTCCCTGCTACAAATGGTATACATAGACCAGCTAGATATCTGGCAGATATGCGACCGTATGGGCTTTAGTAAGGCTACATACTATGTGAAGCTAAGACAAGCTGAGAAGTATTTGGACTAATCTGTATCGGTCTATACCAATCTATAGTACATCATACTATCATCGTGGTAATATAGTATTATCGAATCAAGAGGACACAGTGGTGTTCTCTTTTAGTTTATCTGAGAGGAGGTATATCTATGCCGATGGTCAGACGATGCAGGGCAGAGGGATGCCATGCTCTAACAGAGAGGCCATTACATTACTGTAGTACACATCACAGCATGGAAGCAGCATACACTGAGGAAAGACAGAAATACTCACGCACAAGATACAACTCACGAGTGAGGAACAGAGACGATGAGAGTAAGGAACGCTACGCATTCTATCGCTCGAAGACTTGGTCTTCTATTCGCAAGATCGCATTGGAACGTGACAACTATCTATGTCAGTACTGTCTAGCGTTGGGTGTGACCACACCAGACGCTCGTATAGGCGACCACGTTACACCCGTTGAAATAGCTCCAGAACTTCGGACTGAAATTTCAAACGTGGTAGCAACGTGTAGGAGTTGCGATAATACGAAACGTACCTTGGAACAAGAAATCTATGGTACTGGTCAAAATAGAACTAAACAAAACACCGAGCTACGACTTTCCGTGGCATCGTGGGCCGATTTAATAGCCCGCAAAAAAAAGAGGACGTCGTTAAACCCCTCTAATAAGCCCATAGCACGATTTTAGAATAAGGGTGGTATAATAAACCCTCGACACGATTTAAAATTGACCCCCGCCCCTTTCTCGTGCCAAGGAGAGCCGCCACAAGGTGTTTTCTCACACCGCACGCCAATTTTTCAGATTTTTAAAGGGTGTCAAAATGAACTAGAAGGAGGTGAGGCGAACTTGGTTAAAAATCCATTTTATAAACAAAATAAAGGGCGTTTACCGAGTGACCCACCAAACTATCTAGGACAGGTAGCTAGGGAGGTTTGGCGCAAAGTCGTTCCGTTTTTAGAAGGAACAGGCAAGGTCGAGCGCATAGATACGTTCTTGGTGGAATCTTATTGCACTAACTACGAGATCTACAAGATGGCTTACGAAGACGTCAAGCTAAACGGCATCCAGCAGGAAATCACAAAGCCTATACAGGCTCAAGGGTCTGGTGAGATTTTGGGCGAGCAGTCGCTCGGTTTTAAAAAGAATCCAGCAGTTGCCACGATGAAGGATGCAACAACTACGCTGAATCAAATAGCCATGCAACTAGGTCTCACGCCGAAAGGTAGGGCAGAGTTGCTGACAATCGCAGATAGTAGCAAGCCTGAAAAGTCAACAACTGAAATGATGAAAGAATTTTTGAGTGGTTAAAAAAGATGAGGAATTTATTTCCCCATCTCTTAAGGCGTATTTTTTGAGGAGCAGGTCAGGTTTGATGATTGCCGATACAAAAAGCCTTTACCTTTTGATTTTTATTTGCCAACAATGAACACGTTGATTGAGTTCGATGGCGAGCAACACGACCGACCAGTTGATAGATGGGGAGGTGTTGAAGCGTTTAAAATCCAAAGTAAACGTGACAAAATCAAGGATAACTATTGCACGAAAAAGCAAATTGAGTTAATCCGAATAAAATATTACGACGATATAGAAACAAAATTAGAGCAATTATTTTAATTGTTCTTTTTTATTAGAAGGGGGGTGATTTTAAAAGTGGAAACTAAACAAATAACGAATAAAACAATAACAAAGATATATCAAGACAGTGACTTTTCGGAAGTTAGAGAAAAATATCAAGACCCAGGGACTAAATACGCTTTTGATGTGATGGATGGGAAAACACAAGCTGGTTACATGATGCAACTTGCTTGTCTAAGGCACTTGAGAGACTTAAAACATCAAGGGAATTCCGGTTTTCCTTATCGTTACGACTTGGCAGAAGCTGGTAAAGTGCTTAAGTTTGCTAAAATCTGTCCAAACGTTGACACGGGACAGCCAACAGCGCTTATGCCGTGGCAAGAGTTTTTGCTTAGTCAATCTTTTGGCTGGCGCAATGAAACGGGCGGCAAACGCTTTTCACAGGTCATTGTATCTGTTGGTCGTAGTCAAGGGAAAACGTACATTCAGGCTATTTCTATGTGTTTCTCTTACCTTTTCGAAGGACTTGGACTATCTAACCAAGATTATCTGGTAAGCTCAATCAACTTCAAGCAGACTATGAAGTTAATGGGCTATATTAAGAATATGCTTAAACAGATAATCACCAAAGAACCTTTTAAGTCTCTAGCTGAAGAGTTGGACTTATCTATCCAGTCAGAACAAGTCATTATGAGAACGAATAACAACGTTTTAAGGGCTATATCTTCCGAAAGCGGTAACTATGATGGATTCCACTTTACTTGACCAATGCGATTATGGATGAGTCGGGTGATTTGAAAGACCGAACGAGCATTTCTAAAATCGTTTCTGGGCAGGTTAAAATTCCAAACCGACAATTTATTCAAATTTCCACTGCCTATCCAAACCCCACTTCGCCATTAAGACACGATGAACGGATGATGCAAGGGATTATGGAGCGTGACGACAGGGCTGGTGATACTCAATTGTGCCTCGTTTGGTCGCAGGATAGCATAGATGAGATTTATATGCCTGAAACATGGAGCAAGTCGAACCCCTTATTAGACCTTGAAAGCGAACACGATACGCTTTTAAAAGGTCTTATGGATAAGAGAGACGCTGACCTTTTATCTGGAAATATCAACGATTTTATAATCAAGAATATGAACCTTTGGGGCGAACAAGATGAAAACAGCTTCTTAAAGCTGGAAGACATCGAGCGCTCGGTCATTTCTGATTTTGATATACGTGGCAGACGTGTTTATGTTGGGCTTGACGCTTCAATGTTTAGCGATAATACGGCTATTGGCTTTGTCTATCCCTACGTTGCTGAAGATGGCAGTCAGAAATGGCATATAGAACAGCATAGTTTCATTCCGTGGCAACAAGCAGGCTCACTTGAAGCCAAAGAAAAACAAGACGGCGTTAACTATCGAGATTTGGAAACCAAGGGGTTTTGTACGATTACAAGCCACCCACAAGGGCTAATCAATCCAGAGGAAGTTTACCGATGGTTTTGTGAGTATGTCGAAGATAACCAGCTTGATGTGGTCTTTTTTGGCTATGACGCTATGATGGTTAATAAAATTATCAAAGCCTTGGAATCTAACACGAGCTTTCCGCTTATGCCGATTAGGCAACGGACAAGTGAGTTGAAAGACCCGACAAAATTCCTTCAAACGATCTTTATCGAAGACAATATCACTCGCCTTGATGATGAAATCATGCGAAAAGCCTTGATAAATTCGGTAATTAAAGAGGATAGCATCGGTATTCAAGTCGACAAAATGAAATCGACCTATAAAATCGACGTTGTGGACGCTCTTATTGATGCGTTTTATGATGGCATGTATGCGTTCGAAGACTACGCCATTACCAACAATCCAACATGGAAGGTAGAACACATGAGTCAAGAAGCCGTTCTAAACTGGCTAAAAAACCCAGATAGTGGGCTATTAGAGGAGTATTAATACATGATTTTGAAGTTTTTTAAGGCGATTTGGGCTATTTTTGACATTTTGATGTTCATTTTAGCTGCGATTTCGCTTAATTTGACCACTTACAACCTCGGATATGTATGGTTTGGTATTAGCATGACCATCACATTCGTATTAGCAGGTTTAATTAGTGAGCTAGCCACAAAGAAAGGCTAGAAAGGAGGTGATAATAATTGCCGATATTTAATTTAGCAACCGAAAGCCCACCGAGTAATCAAGGGGGCTTTTTTGATATCACTGATCCAGAGTTTTTAGCTACTTTAAACGGTAGTGAGTGGGTTTCAGCCGAAACTGCTCTTAAAAACTCGGACCTATTCTCTATTATCAGTCAGCTATCTAACGACCTTGCAACCGCTAAACTAACGACTAGTCGAAAACAAATGCAAGGAATTGTGGATAATCCGTCTAACAACGCTAACCGATTTAACTTCTACCAGTCTATCTTTGCTCAAATGCTTTTGGGTGGTGAAGCCTTTGCGTATCGATGGCGCAATGACAATGGGCGTGATATGAAGTGGGAGTATTTAAGACCGTCTCAAGTCACTTTCAACCGATTGGATAATCAGAATGGTCTTTACTATAACATCACATTCGATGACCCACGCATACCGCCAAAACAGCACGTTCCACAAAGCGACATCTTACATTTTAGATTGCTATCCGTAGATGGTGGTTTGACAAGCGTAAGTCCGTTGATGGCTCTTGGTAGAGAACTGGATATTCAAAAGGCTAGTGATAAGCTAACGCTTAATTCCCTTAAGAATGCCCTAAATGCCAATGGTATTTTGAAGATTAAGGGCGGTGGTTTGCTCGATTTCAAAACCAAAGTCTCACGTTCTCGACAAGCGATGAAGCAAATGCAAGGCGGTCCGTTGGTACTGGATGATTTAGAGGACTTCACACCTCTTGAAATTAAATCCAACGTGGCCCAACTACTTAAGCAAGCTGACTGGACGACCGGACAATTTGCAAAAGTCTACGGTATCCCAGAGAACGTTGTCGGTGGACAAGGTGACCAACAATCATCACTAGAAATGAGTTCTAATGTGTACTCCAAGGCAGTCGCACGTTACTTAAGACCGTTTCTTAGTGAGTTGTCTCAAAAACTTTCGTGTGATGTTGATGCGGATATTTTTCCAGCGGTTGACCCGACTGGTGCTAACTATATCAGCCGTATCAATAGCATGGTTAAAAGCGGCACACTCGCACAAAATCAAGGCTTGTATATTTTGCAGCAAGCTGAGATTTTGCCTAAAGAGTTGCCAGAGGGTGAGAACCCTAACCGAACCATATTGAAAGGAGGTGAGACAAATGGGCAAGATTGATATTAAAGGCGATATTGTAAGCGATGATGCTGGTGCTTTCTACGAATACTTTGGCATGTCTAGTACCTATCCGAAACTGGTACAAGATGCCATTGCTAACGATGAAGACGAAGAAATAACGCTTAATATAGCGTCTAATGGTGGTGATGTGTTTGCAGCTAGCGAAATCTATACAATGCTTAAGGCGAGTGGCAAGCGTATTGTGGTTAACGTGCAAGGGCTTGCTGCTAGTGCTGCAAGCGTCATTTCTATGGCTGGTGATACCGTGCGTATCAGTCCAACGGCACATATCATGATTCACAAGGCATCCACTGGCATTGTCGGTAATAGCGACGACCTAGAGCATCAATCAGCGGTACTTAATAGCATTGATGAATCCATTGCTTTGGCTTATGAAATGAAAACCGGCCTTAAACAACCAGAGCTTTTAGATCTCATGGCTAAAGAAACATGGCTTAATGCTAAAACTGCCGTTGATAAAGGCTTTGCGGATGAAATTATGTTCTTCGACAACGATGAAGAAGAAATCATGGTTACGAATGCCGTACATCAACTACCAAGCAAATCAGCAATCACTAAATTTAAGAATATGATTGCGACACCTAAGACCAATTCATTGCGTGAGCAGAAATTGGCTGTTTTACTTGAAAAATGAAAGGAAGATGATTGATGAAAACATCAAATGAATTGCATGACCTTTGGGTTGCACAAGGCGACAAGGTCGAAAACTTGAATGAAAAACTTAACGTAGCTATGCTTGATGATTCAGTTACTGCTGAAGAATTGCAAGCTATCAAAAACGAACGTGACACTGCTAAAATGAAACGTGACATGTTCAAAGAACAGTACACTGAAGCTCGTGCTAGCGAAGTAGCTAACATGTCAGAGGAAGAAAAACAACCATTGACTAAGACTGAAGAAGAAGCCAAAGACGCTTTTATTACAGACTTCAAAAACCTTGTTCGTGGTCGTTACCAAAACTTGCTTGATTCTAAAACAGACGCTTCTGGCTCAGACGCTGGCTTGACTATCCCACAAGATATTCGTACAGCTATCAATACTTTGGTTCGTCAATACGACTCATTGCAAGAATACGTTAACGTTGAAAACGTAACTACTCTTACTGGTTCTCGTGTTTACGAAAAATGGGCTGAAATCACTGGCCTTTCTAAAATCGATGATGAAGCTGGACAAATTGGTGCTAATGATGACCCTAAATTGTCTCTTATCCGCTACACTATCAAACGCTATGCTGGTATTTCTACAGTAACTAACAGCTTGCTTGCTGATTCTGCTGAAAACATCCTTGCATGGTTGTCTGGTTGGATTGCGAAAAAAGTCGTAGTAACACGAAACAAAGCTATCTTGGATGTGATTGCTACACTTCCAACTAAACCAACATTGGCTAAATGGGATGACATCATTGATCTTGAGGCTAAAGTTGACCCAGCGATTAAGCAAACTTCATTCTTCTTGACTAACACTTCTGGATTCACTGCCCTTAAGAAAGTTAAGAATGCTATGGGTGACTACCTCATGGAGCGTGACGTTAAATCACCTACTGGATACTCAATCGATGGTTTTGCAGTTAAAGAAGTTTCTGACCGCTGGCTTGCTAATGGCACTGGTGGAGCTATGCCATTGTACTTTGGCGATTTGAAACAAGCGGTAACACTCTTTGACCGCCAACACTTGTCACTACTTTCAACTAACATCGGTGGCGGAGCATTTGAAACTGATACGACTAAAGTGCGTGTGATTGACCGTTTCGACGTTGTTAAAACGGATGAAGAAGCGTTTGTGCCAGCGTCATTCAAAGCGATTGCTGACCAAAAAGCTAATCTTACTGCAGTAGCTTAATTTAGGAGGTAAGCAATGAGTGTATCTAAGGAAACCATCATGCAGACCTTGAATCTGGATGAGACAGACGACACTGCACTCATTCCAGCTTACATTGAATCGGCTCAACAGTACATTATCAATGCAGTCGGTAGTGATAAGAAATTCTACGACCTTGAGAGTGTGGAATCTCTATACGACACGGCTGTAATAGCCCTCACAAGCTCATATTTCACCTATAGAGTGGCTTTGACGGACACGGTGACTTATCCTGTCAATCTCACTTTAAATAGCATAATCGGGCAATTAAGGGGCTTATACGCAACGTACAGTGAAGAAAGAGGTGACTAATGCCTAAAGTTAGATATTTACCCTCAGACTTTCGTTTCAAAGCTGATTTTGGTACATACCAAAGCACCCCTAATAAGTTTACGGGTGTAAGCGTGCCGAAATTCGTGAAACAGTTTACGTTGCATTATAAACCCCACACTCGCACACTCAATCAAGAGTACCTTGCTCAGCAAAATGGCGAAAGCGATACACGAGTGATTGTTATTCGCCACAATGCCAAAGTGATTGAAGGTCAAGTGGCCGTCCTAAATGGCACTCAGTATGATATTGTGCGTGTCAGTCCAAACGAAAACTTTGGGCTTAACCGCTACGACTTTCTGACACTTAGAAAACACAAGAAAGTCGGGTGATAGCTATGGTAGGGCTTGATGAAGCACTAGAGGGCTGGCTTGAAACAGTGGCCAGTATCGGCAATATCACACCAGCGGAACAAGCTAAAATCACTACCGCTGGTGCGAAAGTGTTTCAAAAAGAGTTGGAAGAAGTGACTCGTGAGAAACACTACTCAAATAAAAAAGATTTGAAGTATGGACACATGGCTGACGGTTTATCTGTTCAATCAACTAACGCTGATGGCAGAAAGAACGGTGTGGCAACCGTAGGCTGGAAAAATAATTACCACGCACAAAATGCCAGACGATTGAATGACGGTACTAAGAAATATCGTGCCGATCATTTCGTTACCAACGTCCAAAACGATAGCAGCGTTCAAAAGAAAGTGCTATTGGCAGAAAAAGAGGAATATGAAAAACTCATCCGTAGGAAAGGAGGAAAGTGACTAAGTGCTAGCAACCGTAAAACTAAAAGAACTCATTGACGGCAAAGAATTTGGTGAAATAAGCGAAGTATATGCAAACAACTTGCCCCGTGAGCTCGAAGAAAACACCGATAAGACAATTGTGTTACTCACCGAAAGCAATCCATCCCTTGACTTAAGCGGAAACAATACCTTTTTCAGTAAAACAGATAGAGTAGAAGTCCAGATTTTCTACAAGGCTGATATCGACTTTGATATCGAAGCCTTTGAAATGGAACTATTGAAGTTCCTAAAATCTGAACACTACTCAATTACAGATATGAGAGAACATAGTATAGACCCCGATACATTGCAGATCACGGCGGTCTTTTTTGTTGCCCTCGACAGATTAATTTAACAAAGGAGATATTACTATATGGCAATTGTAGGTTTGAAAATGGTCCGCCTTGCATTGGTTGACCCTAAAACCCAAAAACTACTTAAAGGTGCTGATGGCCTTTCAACAGACGGTGTAATCGAAGTTGACTCTAAGATGCTCGGTACTCGTACCGCTAACATCTCTAACTTGGAAGGTCAAGCGACTAAAGTTCCTGGGAACAACTCAGTACAAGACGTGATGATCGCACCCGGTTCACCAACAGTAGCGTTCGACTTCAATAACCTTGACTTTGAAATCAAACAGAAAATGCTTGGTTTCAAACCAGATGGCAAGGGTGGTTATGTGATGGACGGTGAAAAACCACACACAGCGGTATTGATTGAATCTGAAACACTTGACCGCAAACACTCAGTGTTCTTTGGTTTCGCTAATGGTATCATGCAAGAATCAACTCAAAACGTTGCTACAGATACTGATACTGCCCAAACTCGCCAAGACGATAACATGACATTCAATGCCTTGTCAGCGGATGCGTTTGGTAATGAGCCTTACAAGAAATACTATTCTGGAGCATCTACTTTTGATAAAGCTAACATGTTCAAAGAAGTATTTGGTGGATATGTTCTCACTGGTACACCAGTAGTCGGTGGATAATCTAAATAATTCGCAAGAGGTCGGGCTCATGGCCTGACCTCTATTTTTGTTAAAGGAGTAAAGAGAAATGGAAATCAAAACTATTCAAATCCCAGAAATCAGCAAGAAAGCCTTCAAGGTGACTACAAGCAACCGTAACGTTTTGCGTATGCACGAGTACCAACTTGCCGTGCTTAAAATCAGCGACACCGTCGAAGAAGGTGATACACAAGAGCAAGCACAAGCAAGCTTCACAATTCTTAAAGAAATGCTTGGTTTTATCCGTGCTGTCCTCAATTTGGATGATGAAGCCTATGACAAATTGCTTGATTTGGATAATGTCCGTACACAAGAGATTGCCGAAAAATTGGTGGGCTATATGTACGGATTGACAGACGAACAACTTGAAAACGCCGCTGGTGAAACTGACCCAAAAGACTAAAGTCTAAAGGCGAACAGATTTTTGATTTAGAAAATCGCATTGAAGATTTGAAAATCATTGCTAAGAAATCAATCCAAGGTTTTGGGTGGACACTAGATCAGTATTACGACACTGACTATTATGAGCTAATGAAAATTTTGAATGCTAAAGAGGAAGAAGATAGGATGGTTGACCCGACATCTTTACTCTAAATATTTAAGGAAAGGAGGAAAAATAATACATGGCAAAAGTACAAGCTACCATGTCCACGGAAATCGCCTTGGATACGCTACAAGCTGCCAATTCGATTAAGCGGTTAACTCAGTTAGTCAATAGCTCTACTAACGCATGGAAGACGCAAGAAAGCCAAATGCGTAGTGCTGGTGACTATCTAGGAGCAGCACAAGCTAAGTACGATGGTTTGGGTAATGCTATCCAAAACCAACAACACAAGATTGAGAAACTGAAACAAGAGCAGTCTCAATTGAAAGGTAGCACCGCTGAAACCGCTGAACAGTACCTTAAGTACCAACAACAGATTGACCAAGCTACTACACGTTTGGCATCGTTGGAAAATCAACAGCGACAAGCTAAGAATAGCCTAGATTACCACAAGTCTGGGCTATCCGAATTGCAGCGTGAGTACAAAGCTCAAAATGAAGCCTCAGATACTTATATCAAGCGTCTGAAAGCCGAAGGCAAAGAGGACGAAGCTAGGCAAGAACAACTCAAGCAATACAAGGGTTCTATTACTAACTTAAACAAGCAGTACGAGACCCAAAAAGAAATGCTTGAGCGTGTCGCTAAACAGTCCGGAAGAACAAGCGATGAATACCGCAAGCAAAAGCAACGTTTGGATGAAACGGCTACTAGCCTAGCGCACACCAGAAACGCTGCTGACAAGCTTAATGATGAGATTGAACAAAGTCAACGCTCTAGCACGTTCATTGGTCGCTTAAAGGATAGTTTTAAACGTTTAGGAAGTGAAGTCAGTGAAACTGAAACAAAAACCTCACGTTTGAAGGGTATCTTTGGGGCTACGTTCGCAGCTAACTTGATCAGCAACGGTTTCCAAAACGCATTGGGAGCTATCAAGGGTAAATTTGACGAAATCGCACAGTCCAGTGCCGAATACGTTAAGTATCAGCAAACCATGAATGCCACTTGGCTAACGCTTACTGGTAATGCTGAAGAAGGCAAGAAGATGGTTGACATGACCAACCAAATGGCGCAAGCAGCGGCTAACTCAACCGAAATGGTTGACGGCATGAACCAAAAATTCTATGCCGTTACTCACAATACCGAGTTAACTAAGCAACAAACACAAGCCATTTTGACATTGCAAGATGCGTTCGGTCAAACCGATGCAGCCGTTGAGAATTTCGCTACGCAATGGGCGCAAATGATTGCTAATGGTAAGGTCCAAGGGCAAGACATGATGTCAATCATCAATGTCTTCCCAGAGATGAAAAACCAACTTAAAGAAGTGGCAGCACAAGAGCTTGGCATTGCAGACATGACCGCTGATAAATATGCGGAGCTCCAAAAAGACGGTAAGATTACCGCTGAGATGGCACAGAAAGCCTTGTTTGAGTTGCAAGACAAGTACAAGGATGCCACTGCTAACTTCTCAACCACTATCGGCGGTCTCGAAAGAACGATTCAGTCCCGCATGCCAGCGGTGGTTGCAGCGTTTCGTGACCCAATTGACAAAATGAAAAACCCATTCTTACAACAGATTGGTAATTGGGTTGCTGATCCTAACACTGAAACTAAGTTTAAAGATTTAGGGGAACACGTTTCCAAAGGTCTAGGCACTATCATGGATGCCTTTTCTAAGGTGTTTAATTTAGGTAGTGGAACCGATAAGCTCAATGGCTTCATGGATGGTCTTAATAAGTTTGTCGATAATCTGAGTAAGAGCATTGCTAACAACGCCCCTAAAATTGTAGCTTTCTTTAAAGAGGTTAAAGACAGCCTTAAGGCAACGTGGAGCATCGGTAATGATTTTGGTGCTGGTATTTGGGAAGTTGCCATTGACATGATTAAAGGTGTCGCTGGGGCTTTCAATTTAATGACTGGCAACGGTAAGAAGGCTAAAGGACCAGTCACATCACTATCTAAGGCTTTGGGTGGTATTGCAAAACACAAGACGGCTATTAAGACAGTCGGTTCTTTGTTTGCTGCTTATTTCGTAGGTTCCAAGGTCGCTCTTGGAATAACGGCAGTAGTCAAAGGTATTCATGCGTGGAGAACTGCTACCGTCGGGATGACCGCAGCACAAAAATTATTGAACCTAGCTTTGGCATCCAACCCTATCGGTTTGATTGTGACTGCCGTAACACTAGCTATCACTTCGTTAGTGTTACTCTACAAACACAACAAGAAGTTCAAAGAGTTTGTAGATAATATGTTTAAGGCTGCCAAGAAAGCCTTTGAAAAAATCTTCAAAGTGACAAAAGAAATCTTTGGTAAAATCATTGATTTCTTCAAAAAGGATTGGAAACAAGTCCTTTTATTTATTGCCAATCCTATCGCTGGAGCTTTTGCTCTGATCTACAAGCACAATAAGAAGTTTAAGAAGTTTGTCGATAACACAGTGGACCATGTCAAAGATATGGCTAAAGGCGTTGAAAAACACATGAGTAGCCTTAAGAAAGACTGGGGCGAAAAGTGGGAGAACGTCAAGAAGTTCGCATCTAAGACATGGGAAGGTATCAAGGGCAATGCTACTGAAGCAATGACCGCTCTTGGTAAAGACATCGATAAGCACCACAAAGGCATCAACAAAAATTGGTTTGATGGTTGGGAAAACTCTAAGAAATTCCTATCTAAAAAATGGGATGAAATCGGAGCGTTAACACAAGAGAAATTTGGTGTTAACATTACCAAACTAATCACGGATGCCTTAACCAACATTGGTAATTTCTTCAAGAATACTTGGGACAATGTTAAAAAAGGTTTTGGCGAAATGTGGGATGGCATGAGAAAACTTGCCGGTGACGGTATTAATGCTGTCATTGCCTTGCCTAATGCTGGTATTGATGGTATTAACAAACTGATTTCTGATTTCGGTGGTAGCAAAGAGGCTATCTCTAAAATTCCGAAAGTTAAGTTTGCTGGCGGTACTGGTATGTTTAGCTCATACCGTAACCCAATCACCAAGCCTACGTTAGCTACTCTTAATGATGGCTACGATAGCCCAGAGACCAACAACCAAGAAATGGTAATCTTGCCTAACGGCAAGTCATTCTTGCCACAAGGCAGAAACGTTGAGTATCTCTTGCCGGCTGGTTCGGAAGTCATCAATGCTAGTGAACTGGCCATGCTTATGGGCGTTGAACGTGGAGCGTTTGCCAAAGGTACTGGTTTCTGGTCTAAAATCTGGGATACGGCTACAAACGTGGCTGGCTCAGTGTGGGATACCATGAAAAACGGTGTCGATAAATTCATGAAAATGATTGAGTTTGTCACCGATGTCGTTAAAGACCCAGTCGGATCATTGGCTAAAAAATTCAGTCCTAATGCTGATAAGTTAGCTGGTATGTTTAACCCACTTGGTAACGCTCTTTACAAGAAACCAGTCGAAGAAGCTAAGAACTGGTGGAAAGAGCTTTGGTCTATGGCCAGTGCCTCTATGGATGAAGGCACGGTGGCAATGGGTGCTAAAGGCGATGACTACCGTTTCAAGGATAAGGCTAAGGATGCTGGTGCTGACCCGTGGGGTTATTTCTACCGTGAGTGTGTATCCTTTGTTGCCAGTCGTTTGGCTAACCTTGGTGTTAAGCCTAGCTTGTTTAGTCACCTCGGAAATGGTAACCAGTGGATATCTGCCAGCGTGCCACACTTAAGTAGACCTAAACCGGGTACGGTAGCGGTCTACACTGGTGGCCCAGTATCAAGCAACCACGTTGACTTTGTAACGGCAGTACATGGGGACACTTACGACGGTGAAGAATACAACTACGGCGGCAACGGTCAGTATCATCAATATGCTGGCCGTCATATTGCTAACGCTGCTACCTTCCTTGATTTCGGGGTGCGAGATAGTGGAAGTAGTGGCGGTGACGATAGTAAGCCTTTGAAAGACCGTAACAGTCCACTTCAAACCTTGATTAAACGCCAAGTCGGTGGCATGTTTGACTGGATTAAGAAAACCCTTGGTCCATTGCTCAGCCCTCCGGGTGGTGGTGAAGATGGACCACAAGGAACTGGTGTTTCTCGTTGGCGTGAGTCCGTAGTTAGAGCGTTGAAGGCTAATGGTATTGAACCAAATGACTTCCGTGTTTCTAAGATTTTGGCAACAATCCAACGTGAATCTGGTGGTGACCCTAACGTCCAAAACAATTGGGATAGTAACGCCAGAGCTGGTACACCTTCAATTGGTTTGATGCAGACCATTGGGCCTACATTTAACGCTTACAAACACCCAGGACATAATAACATCCGCAATGGTTACGATAACTTGCTTGCTGCAATCAACTACATCAAGCATCGTTATGGTACATCGGATGCAGCCTTTAACCGTGTCGCAGCCTATGGCTATGCTAACGGTGGTCTAGTCCGCAAAAACGGTGTTTATGAATTAGCTGAAGGCGATATGCCAGAGTACGTTATTCCAACGGATATCGCCAAACGTGGTAGAGCGTGGCAACTCCTTACTGAAGCAGTGGCACGTTTCGCCGGTGATGCCCCACAAGGCAACCACGATAGCACTTCAGACCGTGAGCGTGTTTCTGTTCTCGAAGATAAATTAGATGTCATGATTGGCTTGCTAAGTCAATTAGTAACCAACGGCTCTAATCCAATCGAGATCAGAAACGTCATTGACGGAAGAAGTGTGTCAAATGGGTTAGCACCCTTTATGACGAAAGCAACAAACGATTATGAACGCAGACAAGCGTTGCTAGGAGGTAGCATTATTTGATAGGAATGTCAGTAACTTATGACGGTAAGAACTTAACCGAATTATTCAACGAAGGGCAAGGGCGTACCGTTCCAGTGGACGTCACTAAGAACGTGGCATCTAACTTCAATAACAACTATCAAGACCAAGGGCGTAGGCGTTACGGTCAGCAATTCCTATATAGCACCTTGTCCGTTAAGCAGATTCAAGTATCGTTTAACTTGGTCGGAAACTACGACTACTTTAATACCATCGCTGAAACGCTGGGCGGTTATCTCAACGTAGACAAGCCTAAACCATTGATTTTCGGCGATGAGCCTAACAAGGTTTGGGAAGCTATCCCGTCTGGTCAAGCGTCGCTGGCGGTTGATAAGAACACCGCACCGATTACTGCAACGGTAACGGTTACATTCGATGTTCCGAAAAGCTACGGTGAGAACAAGGCACAAGCCTTGGTAAGTAGCGACGGTGAAACCAAGGACGGCAGTATTAAGAAAGTCTCTACTGGTCACTACAAGGCTACGTTGAAGAACTTTGGTACGGCTGAAACTTACCCAGATATTAAGCTGAAATTTAACTCAGATAATGGCTGGGTTGGGATTGTGAAGTCTTCTAGCGAAAGCTATGAGATTGGAAACCCTAATGAAGCCAATACCCGTACAGCTAAACAATCTGAAATTCTGTTCGACTATGTTTCTAATAACTGGATCACCAACGGTTTTGCGGTTGGTGCGAAAAATCAAGGGCGTTTTAATGATGATAGTCACTCACTCAATGGCACTCTTGCTATCGAAAACAATTGGGGCAGACCACACATTGCCTTAACAAACACTGGTGGTGGGGATAAATACCTACGAGGTAGTTCGTTAACATGGGAGATTCCGGCAGATAGTAATGGTCAAAAAGGCTCGTTGTATGAATATTTTTGGTGGAGACAAATATTGTGGCTGGGTGCTGCAAATCAATTCGGTTTCATCAAAATATCTGTAACAGACGCAAACGGTGTATTTCTCTACGGTGTAGAAACTTACAAACACACTAATGGTTTTGACTGCCATTATAATTTCCTAGCAGGAGATGGCAAAGGTGGTTATAAAGTCCTCGATAGAAAACATTTCTACGGGACACACGTTTCAACTGCTAACCCATTCAATGAACCACAAGGTTGGTCGGATGTTCAACGCTTTGATGATGTTCTTCAATTTTACTGGCAAGGGTCTTATCCTAAGTTCACCGTGCCAGAGATTAAAGGGAAAAAATCAGCTAAAATCCATATTGGTATTTTCGGCATCAAAGATTGGCCGTTGATCACACACTTGTATCTGGATAGTTTTGTTTACGCAAAGCATCACGTAGAGAAGGAAGAAGACATCCCTAACCGTTTCCGTAAAGGTTCTATTCTCGAAGTAGACATGGCTAAAGGTAAAACTTACGCTGATAATCTGCCTGCTCTTAATGAGCTAACTTACTTGTCCGAGCCGTTTAGCATTGGCACTGGTGAAACTGAAATCGACATCTACACATCAAGTTGGGTAAGAACTGACCCAACTATTGAAATTACTTGGAAGGAGCGTTATGTTTAATGCAAATTTGGATTCATGACAAGAACATGCGGAAAGTGTGCGCGTTGAATAATAACGTTCCTGGCATGTTGCCATACTCAAACAGTCAATGGCACACTTATCTTGAATACGCAACTAGTACATTCGATTTCATAATTCCTAAAATTGTAGACGGGAAGCTACATGACGATGTTAAATACATCAATGATGATATGCTTGTTTCGTTTTACTACGATAACACTTACCATGTTTTTTATGTATCGCAATTAATCGAAAATGATACGAGTTTTCAAGTTACGTGTAACAACACCAATCTTGAATTAGCACAAGAAGGGGCAATTCCTTACAAGAGTGACAATGCACAGACACTAGCTTGGTATCTGAACGACATGGGTTATCTTGGTTTTGCGAATATGGAAATCGGTGTCAATGAAGTCTCAGATAAAACTCGAAAAGTTGAGCTTGAAGCACAAGATACACGATTGGCACAGTTACGAAGTTTGATGTCTAAGTTTGATGCTGAAATGGCATTTCGAACGGAATTAAACCGAGATGGAACTTTAAAACGTTTTATCATCGACATCTATCAACAACCAGACGAAAACCACCACGGGATTGGTAAAGTTAGGGGTGATGTGGTCCTTTATTTTCAAAACGAGTTAAAGGGTGTCCAAGTCACCAGTGATAAAACACAACTTAGAAACGCTGGTAATTTTATCGGGCAAGACGGTGTCAATCTGAATGATGTGGAGTTTGAGGAAAAGAACGAGCTAGGACAAGTAGAGTTTTATTCTAGGCGTGGTAATAGTTTAGTATTCGCCCCGCTGTCTAGGGAACGCTACCCATCTACCATGAATCCAGGTAATGCAGATAACTGGACACGTAAGGATTTTGAAACCGAGTACAAAGATGTCAATGCTTTGAAAGGTTACGCCTTGCGTACCATCAAACAGTATGCTTATCCACTCATGACCTACACCGTCGATATCCAATCCAGTTTCATTGAAAACTACAAGGATATTAACTTAGGCGACACCGTCAAGATTATTAATAATAATTTTAGAGGTGGGTTAGCCCTCGACGCTCGTGTGTCTGAAATGGTAATCAGTTTTGACATGCCACTTAATAATTCAGTTGTGTTTACCAATTTCAGAAGGCTGGACAATAAACCGTCTGGCAGTTTGCAACAACGCATTGATGAGATTGTTTCCAAATCTCTACCATATCGTGTCGAGATCACGACTACCAACGGCACAGTATTTAAAAACGGGGTTGGTCGTTCGACTGTTCGACCAGTCTTGAAACAAGGTGATAAAACCGTTAACGCTACATGGCGTTTCGTAATCGACGGTGCTATTAAGTATGTGGGCATGACCTACGACATGGTAGCGGCACAGATTACCCAACCAACAGCCTTAACGGTTTCAGCATGGGTGGATAATAAAGAAGTAGCTTCGGAAGAAGTTACTTTTTTAAATGTCTCGGATGGTCGAAATGGTGTCAAGGGAGATAAAGGCGACCCAGGGCCAGCAGGCCCAAAAGGTGACAGAGGATTGCAGGGCGAACGTGGTTTACAAGGTTTGCAAGGGCCAAAAGGTGACCAAGGTATCCCTGGTATTAAGGGTGCTGATGGTAAAACACAGTACACTCACATTGCCTACGCTGACACGGTTTCCGGTAGCGGTTTTAGCCAAACCGACACTGACAAGGCTTTTATCGGTATGTACCAAGATTTCAGCACTACGGATAGCCGGAATCCACAAGACTATCGCTGGTCTAAATGGAAGGGTAGTGACGGGCGTGACGGTATTCCCGGCAAAGCTGGAGCGGACGGACGAACACCTTACGTCCATTTTGCCTACGCCGACAGCGCTGATGGTCGAACTGGTTTCAGTCTGACGCAGGACGGCACCAAGCGGTATCTGGGTATATGTACCGACTTCGATAAAGCGAATAGCACTAACCCAGCCGATTATGCATGGAATGACACTGCTGGTAGTGTGTCTGTTGGTGGTCGCAATCTCTTAAAAGGCTCGAAAGGACCTTTTAAGCCGGATAAAAAACCAGCGAATTTCGATAATAACGTTTTGTACAAAACAGAAACTTCTGTTTACTTAGAGCAAAACCAAAAATATCTCATCAGTGCAAAATCGGACGGTAATTTTACTGCTCTGCATAACGCAAATGTCGAGAGTGATAATGTGACACTTTGGCTGATTGATGATAAATACCAAAATTATCAGATTGTATCTGATTTAAAGACGGGGACTACAGGAACGCTGATTACTTGGGTTAAACCGACAGGGAACTATCATCTACGTGTCAACACATATCACAAAACAGCTAGCAAGTCTGTTTGGGAAGTAAAAATCGAAAAAGGAACAGTCAAAACGGACTGGACCCCTGCAATTGAAGATGTACAGGATGACATTGATTCTAAGGCTGACCAAGTTTTGACTCAAGCACAACTCAACAAGCTTAACGAAGTTAATTCTGTGGTACAAGCCGAGCTTGAGGCTAAAGCATCCCTTGACACACTTAATCAGTGGGTCAAAGCCTACCAAGATTTCGTGAATGCAAATAATGCTAATCGGGCACAGGCTGAGAAGAACCTTGTTGATGCCAGTGCTCGTGTAGCGAAGCTAGAGAACAATCTGGATGACATGTCAGAGCGCTGGAACTTCATTGACAGCTACATGACTTCATCAAATGAAGGGCTTGTCATTGGTAAAACAGACAACTCTAGCTCTATGCTGTTCAGTCCAAGCGGTCGCATTTCGATGTTCTCGGCTGGTAACGAAGTGATGTATATTTCACAAGGCGTTATCCACATCGAGAACGGGATCTTCTCGAAAACCATTCAGATTGGTCGCTATCGAGAAGAGCAAGATTTCATCAATCCCGACAGGAATGTCATTAGATATGTAGGAGGTAGTTAATCATGGTAGAATTTTGGTCAAATAATGACCGTGGATATCGGATTAGGCTGTGGATTGACCAAGTTGGACAGAATATCCAAAACAACACAAGCGATGTCCGTATTCGGTTGGCATTGCTTAATCAAGGGTGGACATTTGCAAGTTATCAATGTTCTGGGTACGTCGATGGTTTTGGGCAACGAATCGACTACTCTGGTAGTCCAGCGATGCTTAACCGAAATTCAGAGATACAGTTGATTGACCGCACAATTACTGTCCGCCATGCTGACGATGGGTCTGGTGCCTTCGGTGTGCGTGCGCATTTCAACGGATCGGGTGGATACAGCCCAGGAAATCTAGATATTGGTAATCAAGACATAACACTGACAACTATTCCAAGGGGAAGTTCGGTTAGCGTTTCGGAAGGATTTATTGGCAATCAAGTAGATATCACTATTGACAGGAAATTAGCTGGTGCTACGCACACGCTACGCTATGCGTGGGGCAACAAGCAAGGTAAAATTGCTGATAATGTTGGGACATCGTTTAAGTGGACAATCCCAGCGGATTTCGCAAACGACATACCGGATGCTACAACTGGCCGAGGTACTATATATGTTGATACTTATGTAGACGGCAAATTGATTCAGACGCAATCAGCAACACTAACGGCAAGTATTGTTACGAACAACCTAAAGCCCTCGTTCACCGGGTTCACTTTGACAGACACAAATCCAACGACTCAAAGGATAATTCCAGAGCCAACACATTTCGTGTCCATAATGTCACTTGTGAAGGTCGTTTTCAACGGAGCACAAGCAAAGAATGGAGCTACAATAGCTGGGTACTACGCTGAAATCGTTGGTGCCAGTAATTCTGTATCTACGAATGGCGGGGTACTCCGTGAGGTCGTTGTAAACAAAGACACTCAAATGACCTTGAGAGGGAGAGTTCAAGACTCTCGTGGGATTTGGTCTGACTGGAAAGAGACTAAAATAACATTTCTATTCTATTTCAGCCCAATGCTAAAATTTGAGGTTACCAGAAGTGGCTCGAAGTCAGATACACTAACCATTAAGCGGTTTGCTAAAATAGCGCCGTTGAGCGTCAGCGGTGTTCAAAAAAACACCATGAAGCTGACATTTACAACAACAAAAGTTGGAACAAGTAATGTTGTTGCAGATAACGGGTCAGCGGGCGGTGAATGGTCAAGCATTTCTGAATTCAAGGCATCTAACGCAAATTTGGGCAAGGAATATCCTGCAGATACTTCGTTCATAGTCACAGGGAAACTAGAGGATAGATTTTCGGTCTCGGAATTTCAAACTACAGTGCCTACCGATAAAATTATTATGTCCTATGATCAACAAGGCGTTGGTATTGGTAAATACCGGGAAAGCGGGACACTTGATGTCAATGGATTGATTTACTCAGGACAAAAACCAATACAACACCACAGGCTTACAGAAGTTCGTGGCGCTGCAATTATTGAATATAACAACACGAACCTTGATGATTACAGAACAACGGGTTTCTTCTCGGTAATGAGCACGATGAAGAACTATCCTATCAACAAGCCTAAACCTACAGAGCAAGCAGGGTTCTTAGAAGTGATAGAGGGGCTGGGCGGTATCCATCAATCACTGACAACAAGTTCTGGCAGGTTCTTCAAACGAACCCTAACGCAGAATACAGTTGGAAATTGGGTTGAGTTTGTGCGAAGTAATCAACCTGCCGTAAAAAAAGAAATCCCAATAGGATATGGTGTCAAAGCTAATGTGGTTCGGAAAGGGGACGTAGTAACCTTAAGTTTAATCAGAGGCACCTATTCTATCGTCGAAGGTGAATACAAGGACTTGAGTGAGAAAATTCCCGACGGGTTCAAGCCTTGTGTGCAAACGCATTTGGTTGCTAACAAGAACAATTTAAACAAACACAAAGAATGCGCAGTGTGGCATTTTGAATCTAATGGAAATATATTTTTTTCAAACCCAAGTTTTGGAGATGCTGTCTACACAGGGACAGTCACTTACATAACCGAAGACGAATATCCAACGGTCGAAGAATAAAAGAAAGGAAAAATAATCATGTCACTTAAAATTACAAAACAACGAACAATCAACGCAGAATTTAATGTCATAGAAGAAGGAGCAACAGTTCTGGTTAAACAGACTTACATCAGCATTGACGAGAATGCAGTATCTAGTGTTCAAGAGAATCTTCTTAACGCTGAACTCTACGCTAAACATCGTCAAGAGATGCGTACAGACGAACATGCATTGCGTGACTTGCGTTATAAAGTAGAAGATGAAATCTTGGCTGATACTACTGCAGGAGTGTGATAGATGCATAAACCAGACGGCATCTTTGGCGTGTTTGAAGTTGTCAAAGATTTCTACGAGCATGGCATAGACGAACACCTCTGGGTGTTCCTGCTCATGCTTGTTATCGTTGCTGATATCGTTTTGGGCGTTTCAAGGTCATGGGCTTTCCATGAGTTTTCGAGCCGTAGGTTTCGAAAAGGATTGGTTAGCCACACGGCTATGTTGATTATCGTAACCGTGTCTTATCCGTTTATGGTTTTCATGAATCTAGGCGGTGCTATGGATGCCTTTATCTTCGCCATGCTATCAGCGTATGGGGCTAGTATTTTAGCTAGCTTATCGGCTCTAGGGGTTGAAATCCCCTTCATTGACAGATTTGTCAAGAAAAATATTGATAAGGAAAAATTTAATCTCATCGAGGAGGAAGAAAAAGATGATTAATTTTAAACTACGCTTACAAAACAAAACTACTCTAGTAGCTCTTATCTCAGCAGTATTTTTGATGCTGCAACAATTCGGGCTTGAGATTCCACACAATATCCAAGAGGGTGTTAATACTTTCGTTGTGATTTTGGTAATCTTGGGTATCGTTACCGACCCAACAACTAAAGGTGTTGGAGACAGTGAGCAAGCATTGGGTTACCACGAACCAAAACAAGATTAATCGAACGAAGGAGATATTAACAATGAGTAAAATTGAATCAAGTATTGCACGCATGCATCATCTACAATCAATCCCAGTTCATTACGACATGGGTGACCGTTACGGAAATGACGCTGACGGAGATGGACGCATTGAATTTGACTGCTCGTCAGCGGTAAGCTATGCGCTCGAAATCAACTTGAATAACAACACAGAATCACTTCAACAAGCACTACCAGCAATCGGTTATGCGAAAATTTACGATGCTGTAGACGGCACATTCGATGGCCAACGTGGAGATGTGGTAATTTGGGCACCTCGTGATGGTTCAAGCTCTCTCGGTGCGTTTGGCCACGTATTAATTATGACCAGTGATAGTACAGCTATTCACTGCAACTACGGAATGGACGGCGTGACTGAAAACGACTATAATTATATCTGGGATCTAAACGGTCGTCCTCGTGAAATTGTCTTCCGTGAAAGCGGAACACCTCTTCCAGCACCAGCCCAAAGCGAATTTGAGCGTGAATTAGATGTTAATACACGTTTAGAAAAGTCAGACAAGCCTTACTATGAAGGTACACTTACCACTGACTACTACGTTGAAGCTGGTCCTCGCATCGATAGCCAAGACAAGGAATTTCTCCCAGCAGGCACACGAGTCCGTGTTTATGAGAAACTAAACGGCTGGTCTCGAATCAACCACCCAGACAGCGCTCAATGGGTTGAAGACCAGTATTTGGACGATTGCACGGAAATGTAATTAACCAGACCACGAAAACTAAAAAAAGAAAAGGAGTATATCACCTCCCCTCAGACCACAGTAGGGATAACATGGTGGTAGTGGTCGAGCCTCAGCGCTTGCTGGGGCTTTTTTTATTTGGTATAATATAAGTCCATCATAGGCAAAGAGCTACGAGGTTATCTCATAGCTCTTTTTTATTTGTGATTTTCATAGATAAGTGATACTATAGTCATGAAATACTTGGCGTCATTTCGATAAATTTCTTGAACTGTCCCGGCTTTATGCCGGGCTTTTTTATTTTGCAAAAAAACTTAAATTTCTTTATCAAAAGTGTTGACAATATATAGTATATGTACTATAATGTAAATGAAGATAAGGAAAGGGAGAACGAAAGAAGTTCTCAAGGTAAAATAAAATGGCACTAACACAAACACAAATCAACGAACTTGTTGCTGAGTATAAAAAATACTACGACGGAGAAGAAGAAGTTACTGAAGAAAAAGTTCTCGAAGATTTGGAAGGATACATGAAAGACTTCACAGATTACGAAAGCATCGAGGATGTTCCTTTTGAAGAATTAATCGACTTCATTGGATAATTCAAAGGAGTAGCACAATGGACGCACAAGCAAAAGCGACAAAAAAATGGAACTCGCAGAACAGAGAGCATCGTAATTACTTATCAAAGCGTTCGTCCGCTCGTAGCTTCATTAGAAATCACGCTACGGGTTCGGATTTGAACGAACTAGAGGAACTTATCGCAGAAAGAAGGGACGCACTCATGACTGATACTGAAAGAGAAATCAAAGAACTTATCCAAGATGTGTATGCAGACGAATTGGAAGAGCAACCTTAGGAAGAAGTTGCTGACATGCTCGATTTTTGGCGGGATAAAGACGGCGACTTGCTGATTGAAGGTCGTGGCATGAAGCCCGTTGACGGCGTGGACTACGTGGGGTGCGCTGATAACGGCGTTATCTGGGAGCGATAAAAGACTAGGGTTATCCTAGCCTTTTTGTGTATTTGAAAAAAGGGGCAAATAAGGGGCAATAAGTGTAAACTTTAGTAACTTTATGTGTATTTTACCGTCTATATCTTACACGCATATATCCTTATTTAATAGGTTTTCTTCCTATTATATACGCATTTAAAAACCGATTAACTTTTCCGCACAGTAAAATAATTTAAGTAGAACTTAAATAGAAAGAAGATCCTAGGGGTCTTCTTTTTTTGCTCTCAGCTCTCAGTCAACTGTAGTGGGTGATGAAAAGCTAACATCTAGAGAGGACCGGATAGGGATTCCACTGAAAAAGTCATCAATCGATGTTTTTTGTTATCTTATATCGTATATTCAAGTAATAAAAATACCCCAAAAGTTAGATTTTCTCTGTCTAATTTTTGGGGTGCAGTTTAATTCACGGGTAGTTTGATTAAGGGCTATAAGTCCATAATAGTAACCAGCGTCTTAAGACGAAGTCTTTCACTTTGTTCAAGCCTTTATTTCTTTTATTCGTCATAAGCTTCTCAAAGAGGCAGACGCATTACTTACCGTTATCACTGAAGGGATTTTTATATTCTTTCACACTTAATTGTTCAATGCGGTATCATACTTCACTAGTTCCTAGATATATTTCTTAATTGTGGCTTCATTAAGTCCTATCGTACTTACATAAAAACCTTCTGCCCCAAAATGTTTGTTTCCAAATTTATATTTTAAATTGGCATTTCTATCAAACATCATTAATGCACTTTTACCTTTTTAATATCCCATAAAACTAGCCACACTCATTCGTTGTTGTATACTTACTAGCATATGAACATGATCTGGCATTAAGTGACCTTCTATTATTTGTATGGCCCAGCCTGCTGTTTTTTAAGTCGTCATGATTGACTTTGCTCTCTAGGAAGCGTAATCTAGACCTTAGGTAAAGGATTATAAGGAGGTCCCTCAATGATTGAAGTAACTTATTTAAATACTGCCAAGCAAGAAAAACACACTTCCTTTGAAGATTACAATGAATTTGTCAGAGCCCAGCAAGCTTGTTGGATTGCCTTGCCAGATGCAACACCAGTTACTAAGGTGACAATAAACGGACATGATATTGGCTACAAAGGACAATATGGTGACCTTTACTTTTTTATTATGAAGCTAGACTTGGCACAGTATCAGTAA